AAGGTGCTGCCCGACAGCAATCTCACGGACCTTGGTTTGTGGGGTAACAACATCGGTGACACAGGGGCAGAGGCACTTGCAAAGGTGCTGCCCGATAGCAATCTCATGCACCTTGATTTATCGGGTAACAACATCGGTGACGACCGTTGCAAAAAAATCGACAACCTAATAACCAACAACAGGAGTAAATAACATGACGCATTGGGAAAAAGACTTCAAACTCATAGACCTCAAAGAAATTAAAAAAGCTTTGTACCTCCGGGATATTACTATAAAACAAATAGCTAAAAAGCTGAATTTAACCCCGAACTCAATTAGGTCACGGTTAACAGGCAATCACGACACAGGCTATCAGAATTTAAATCAGATATTCATAGCTGCAAAAGAGATTCTTGAGGAAAGGGAGGCTAACAAGGTTGAAGATTAGGCGGTAAAACTTTATCAACCGCCTCTTCATTTTGATAGTCCGCACAAAGTATATTTTCGCAAGTCTTACGCTTCTTTTTCGGAGGCGTTGGCTGGTTACGCTTGTAGTAAACTTTAGGTGCTTCAAAGGAATAGGATATATCATCTTCTTTAACACCGTAATGGTCCGCAAGGGCTTTTATTACCCTTGCCGTTGTTGATATTCCTACGCCGTCTTCCGCATTGGATAAAGTATTATAACTAATATTTGCATCGATGCAGACTGTTTCTTTACTAAGCCCCTGCTCCGACCGTATTTGCTTTATTTTATCACCGTTGATTCTTCTTAACATTCTAGTCATATTTGCCTCTATTTAAAACGTGATTCAAATTGTTCAAGCCCATCTTGCCTTACAGGCATCGTAAGTTCTATCCCTAGCTTTTCTCTCGCAAGGTGTATAATCTCGTGTGCGTATTCTTCCCCCCACGTATCGGTTGTTAACAATGTGGTTGAATATCCTTTATTACATATAGTCTTTAGCATCTCGTGTATTGCTAATATCATATCCTTGTTAAGCTGATTCACCACCAGATGATTAGCGTATTCAAGGCTCAAATTACCGAGAATTGATGGTTTTTTATTTGCGTGGTCTTGTATCTGCTGATACAAAAACCACTGGCTTTTATTTTGCTTGATGGTGCGTTGCTTATTTGCATTTGAAAATTGCACCCTAAGCAAACGCTTGTTACCGTCTTTCCAACGCCGTTTTGCCCCAAAACTTATTATATCATACATTTCAGGGCAATCAGGTTCGTAAGTCCTGCCTTTTCTTTTCTTGAAAAGCTCATACTCTTGTGGCTTTTTACCATTTACCCAATTTACAAGCATATTTATAGACTCTCGGTCTAAATGCTCACGTAAATTCTTACACTCGCCGTGTTTGTGTAAGTAAAGCTCCACCTCATGCAAAGTAGGGATTCCGCTATATGGTGTTTTTCTGCCCATTCCCGAACCCCTGCTAACTCGGTTAATATGAGAGTAAACCGAACGTGGCACGCCATTATGAACCCTGTCGTACATGTCATTAAATACGCATGGGAAGCCTTTAACGTACTCTTGAAAGTCCGTATCACTCCCTTTTGCTATTGCCTTTTCCAATAGTGCAGGAGGTATCATTGCAAACCTACGCAGACTGATATTATGCAGACTGATATTATTATTAACGAAACAGGAGCAGTAGCTATATATGCCGAAGCAAAATACACTTGAAATCTAACGCATCGTTCAATTTTTACAACGGTTAGAAAGAACAAGACAACTATTATAATTACATGAGCGTACAAAACCGCTTGGGAAACTTCACACACTGTCATTTATTTACCTTTTTATAATAACTTTCTATCAAAGTTTCGATTTCATCGTCATTACGCTTAATTTGCTCTTTGATTTTTTCAATGTACTCATTATCACGCTCAACTCTAATTACGTGGCAAGGTTGCTCAAAATGTGGATTGTACATTGCAAAATCCCACCAATTCCTATTGGTAACATACATTGAAAATTGCATTTGCGTCTTATACTCGGGTTTAATATAAGACTTTCCAACGGCGACTAAAAAGCTGTGTGTATCGGGTGATTTTATCTCAACACCTCCATATTCACCTACCAAGCCATCAGGTGAGCAACCCACCGTTTCCGAAAGCTGGCAAAAACCTACTTTAGTAATATCCTCTGATGGATTTAGCACACTATAAATTTGAAAAGCATCATCTTCTAAAGCGTTACCTCGGTCTGTGTGACCGCTTTTAAATTTATCAGAATCACATTGAACCCCCGTTACTCTTTCAGCCGCTTTTTTTGCAAGTATCGTTTTTCTTGTAGAACTATCCCCCATTAACGTATGAAAATCACTTGCGGTTAGCTTGCCAAGTCTAACTTTATACCACTGGTCGCTGCCCTGTTCATAATCACATATAATCATTATTTAAGCTCTTTTTTTTACTTAGGAATATATCGAATATTTTTTTATATACATCGGAGGAGGTTTTTTTGGCTTCTGCTATATTTTTGGCGTTGGAAGTCCAAATTTTATTTATTTCTTCAAGCGTTCCGGCTTTACTGAACTTGCTTTTTAACTCCTCTGCGAGCAATTCCGCTTTAGCCAAAGCCACATCATATTCTTCTACACTTCCAACACCAACCCTTTCTTTGTCGTAAAGGGCAAGCCCAAAAGGATTACCGAAGCTTTTAAAAGCTCTTTTTAATGCGTCTGTTTCCGCCTCTTTCGCAGCACCCTCAATACATGCAAATAAACTTCGTGCGACTTGGCTACCGTGTCCTGTGCCTTCTCGAATAACTCCGTGAATATTTAGCCTAACCTTGGCTTCGTACCCCACTGTAAAGCCATCTACTCCTGATATTTTTGTATCGACACGGCAAACTTCTCGGTTATAAACCGTTTCGCAACTCCAGCCGTCAAAACCAAACACCTTGTTAGCTTGGTCTTGCATTTTCCAGCCTTCAACATAATCATACTTGCCCTCTTTCTTTTTTACATTTTTTATATCAAGAGGCTTGTTGAGTAAATCTATAGTTTCTTTTGTAAATCCCATCGTATATTACTCCTCTTTTTGAGATTCAATCACTTGCTGATAAAGCTTATCAACACTTTCGTTGTATCGTTTAACCGTTTCGGAAATTTCCTTAACAAGCTTTGAATTTGCCTCTATCAATTCGTTTAACACTTCTTTGTCCATTACATACCCTCCTTTATTATTTGTTCTTCAAGCCAATCCTCGGCATTATCCGCCCAGTCTTGAGCAAACTTATTACTATCCAGTTCATTAGGAAGCGTAATACCTGTTATTTCGGGATAGTCCGACATAATACCGCAATCAGGTTGCCTACGTATTATATCATATTCTACCTCTACCCAATGGAGTTCCGTTTCATCGTCTGATATCGGGATATGCGCTTGTATATCTATTTGCATATTTTTACCTTGTTTTATTAATTATCGACACCCTGATAATAACAACAATGCGTGCCTTGTCAACAACATTTTATAACTTTATAAAAAAACCTTGCGTTAATTATAAATAATGTTATTGTAGGCATATAACCAAAAACAGGAGTAATAACATGAATGTTTTTGAAGAAAGAATTAAACAAAAAGCGGAAAAAAGGCTTGAAGAATCAAAGTTTATAATAGCTTGGACTGTGTTTGTGTTTTTTGTGGGGTTTATAGTAGGCTGTTTAGCTTACACTTGTTAAAAATTAAATACGTAAAATAATGTTAAAACTAACATTCCCCTTTCCCGACCCAGGGCTTAACCCGAATAAAAGCAAAGGCAATCATTGGGGTGCAATATCACGGCTTAGGAAGGCTCAAAAAAACGAGTGGTATTGGCTGGCAAAGGCACAGCCTAAGCCCCTTGCCAATTTACCTAACTACGAACTTAAGATAACATTTTGCAAACCTGCCGATTGGCGGTTATAATTAAAGCCCTTTCCCCCTGTGATACTTTACACAGCCCGCCAGCTAAGCAGGTTAAAGGGTACTAAGTTATGCTTCGTGCTTTCGCACACACCCTCCCAGAGATGCCCCCTGAAACATTTAAGGCTGTTTCACCCCATACTTTATTGTCGCTAACAAAAGGACGTATGAAATTGCTCACCTAACCACATGGGTTATCACAGGCGTATGATGCAAGTGGCACAGCAGAGCATACGATTATTTTGCCTGTTTTGATATTTCTACCTTCCGGAACAGGTCAAACAGTGAACGACACATAAAATTTGTTGATTTTATATAGCAGGTAAGCTATAAAGGATTTACAAATTTGTATAGGACTGTCGTTACAAACTATACTTACGCCCTCCGGAACACCTAATTCCGGGGGGCATTTTTTTTATTAAGTAGATAAACCTCTTACAAAACGTCACGGTCAACGGCTCTCCAGCCTGTACCGCAAAAACATTTTACACGTTTTGTTATTAAACTCAAGTTGCTAAAGTACAATACTAGTGTTGTATATATGCAACGGATGTCTGCTTACAAAATGTCTATAAATACTCATGTGTACAAATTATAAGTTTTTTTCGATGCTTACTCGCCTTTCGAAAGAACCTTTATCAAGTTGTTTATAGCCTCTTGGTGCTTAGGGTTTTTAACCTTTGCAAAATTCCGTGAAACCTCAATGCACATGCGTTTATGGTTATCAGGCACATCATACTCCATATCATCAATAAAATATGAGGTTGGTTTTTTTAGCGACTTTGCAATTAATACCAAGCGTCCTATGCAAACTCTATTTGAACCATCTTCATATTTATGTAATTGTTGGTGAGAAACTCCTATCATTTTTGCTAATTGTTGCCTAGACAATCCCATAGCCAAACGCAGCTCATTTATTTTTTTACCGACATGCAAATCTATTTGAGTGGTAATTTCATCTTTTCTTGCCATAGTAAAAACCCTTTATTTTAAATTGAAAAACCCTTTATAACATTAAACCTCTTTAGTTGCAACCCTTAGTTTAAGTTAAGCGGTTTGTTTTTTGAATAATTAGGGATACGCACAAAAAACAAGCCCCTCATGGGGGCTTGTTAATTTCAATTTAAAATAAAGAGATAATTATACTATGAAAATAGTTAGCGTAGTTTAACATTAGTCGTTTTTGTTGTCAATTTTCCTTTTTAAATGCTGTGCGTAACCACGACATTTCTTTGAAACTTCGCCATTCTCGCCTATTTCTTCATGGCATAAAAACGGCTCCTCCCTTTCCTCTATTGAGGAGGTTAAATCGTATTGAGTAACAAGAGATTGGTTAGCGTGGCTGCCGAGCTTACAAGCACAGCCGTGACATACTTTTGATTGATTTACCCCCAAAGCACCGGTAACACCCCTGCAAGCTCCCATAAGTGACGGAAGGTTTAGCTTTTCCGCCTCCCAAGGGTAATACCCTTTTTCCGTAATTAAAAACAACTCTAACGCATCTGCTGTATTTTTATTGACAGATTCCGCCATTCTTGAGAACTCTACGAGCAAATCTATAGCTTCATTTATACCGCCGTCTTTCGCAAAATATTTCTGTAAATATTCTTTTGCGTCACTTTTTTCGCAAGCTAGCATAATAGCTATGGTTTTTGCCTGACTAGGGGTTAAATTATAGTCTGTTTCATTTTCCTTTTTCATTTATATCACCTTTACTTTTCGAATTTAGTTCGTTAGCTTTTGCATTTGCAGCTGCTTTTGTTGTGTATAATCCTGATTCAGGGTAGCTATGCCCGTCATTTTGCATTACCGAATACAAGGTTTTGCCCGTTTCGATATGTAACACAGGAATTACGATGTAATCGTTGCTATAATTTGTCATAGTCGAATGTTTATTGTAACCGGGCGTATCGGTTCTTCTACATTTATAGCATCCATTACAGCTCGCACTGCGGTTCTTGCTTCAATTGCCCGTTTCTCACTTTTAAAACAATTCCGCATGTGGAGAAGTCCGACATGAAAATCGTCCTTACCATCAAATTTACGCCGCACAATTCTACCATCAAGACAAATCGTATAAAACAATTCACCGTCTTTCGGCACATAGACGGTATTTCTTTTTATTGCATATTCAGTCATTACTCCGCCCTCGCATCTTCGATAAATTCTTCAAGTTTAAAATAAGCCTGTTCGCATAAAGACTCAAGGTACGGAAAGTCCGCACAATGCTTTTCCTGAGCTTGCAATATTTTTTTCTGGCAAGCTTTTAAAGCTTTGCGTATGTAAGCCGCCGCTTGAGCTTCAGTCATTACATTGCCCTCAGTGAAATTTCACTAACCGCCCAAAGAATCAGGCACATGCATATTATTAAAATCATTCCAAATCCACCGACTACAAGCCATTCATTGCGGTTAATGTACCCGATTTTTTCCAGTTCCTCATCAAATCTTGGTTTTCTAGACATATTCATATCTCCTTTTTTTTACACTGTTGAAAGACTTAACCCGCCTTAAATGCTGCAAAAGCTGGTTGTAGGTTAGGTTATGTTTTTTTGCAGCTTCTGTAGCACTGGGGAAAACCTCCCCCGTGTCGATGCACTTTACTTTTTTTGCTTTATCTTGATTCATTTTTAATCCCCCAAAGTCGCGGCAATATCAACCAAATGCTCATAAGTATCCGGATAATTTGCTTTTAAAATCATGATATCCATATCACCTATATGAGCCAAAGCCTTGGCAATCTTAGCTTGCGTTTCGTGATATTCGGGCGACAAGTTAAGGTCTGACTTGCCCACAACTTTAGCCTCTAAAATTTCTAGTTTAGCCATAATTATTTACCTCTTTTAAAATTGTTTTTGTCCATGTTTTGCACCAGTTCGGCAAGCTTTAAAGATAGCTGGCATAACGGTAAACTGTTTGCGGTTTTAGCTAGGTAATCCCTTGCTATTTGCCGTCTTTTTGTGTATAATTTTGTGATGTTTGACATTGTTAATTACTCCTTAAAGTGTTTAGCGTGTGCGTGTTCCATAACCTCGAGAAGTTCATCGACCGCCTCGAAACTATTAACAAAACCATGGGTTGTATCTCCTTGCAGCCATTTTTTAACTATTTCAGGGCTTCCCCAACAATTCCCCGGTATTTCGTTGTAAACGTACCTGCAAATTTCCGGCAATTTGGCTATATTGATATGGTCGGCTTTCCTGACTGCTCGCATCAAATCGTTTGAAAGTACCGCCTGCAAAAAACCGCCTGTTGGTATTCTATTTTTAACGTAGCGGTCCAATGATTTTTTAATTTCTTGCATGTTAATTATCTCCTTAAATTGTTGTAGAATAGGCAACTATTGCCATAGTTAAAACCCAAGCTATGCACATAAGCATGAAGCTCAAGCGTGCCAGCCTTGCAAGAGTTGCCCCGTGTCTTTGTAAAAATGTAGGCTGTTTTTTTTCGCCAAATCGTGTGCGTATGTGGTAATTAGTCATAATATCTCCGTATTTGTTAATTCATTAGTCCAAATTATTGGCTTGCCGCCATTTGTAAATTTTCTACGCTTTGCGTTAAGAATTTTTTTTATCATTTTAAGCCAAGTTTTTTCACATATATGTATTCTTTGGTTGAAGTTATTTTTTATTACTGCTTCGAACTCAATTCTTAAATAATGACCAGCGGGGTGTCGGCATTCATGCTTAGGGTCAGTGCAGTGGCATATATACTTTATGTATGTGAAATTTTTATAAGCGTAGGCAAGCTTGTAGTTAGTCATATTGGTTACTCCTGTATTGGTTACTCCTGTATTGGTTACTCCTGTATTGGTTACTGTTGTGTTGTGATGTTACCTTCTGTAACAACATATTTTGAAAATTTCTGCCACGGCTTGCTTTTGTAAGTTTCTGTATGTTGGACATATATAGTTTCTTTTACAGCGCCCTTTTGCAAGGCTATTAAAATAGCCTTCTCAGGCGTAACTTCTCCTTGTATAATAATGCACTTAAAAGTTTTGTCGTTGAATTCTGCCCACTTAGCATAATCAGTTGTTATGTCGTGAGGATTATGCTTAGTCTTATAACTTATAATTGTTTGGGTCATTTTACTTACTCCTGTTTTTTAAATTGCTTTTGTTTTTAAATTTATTAAGCCGCATTAATAGCCGCTAGTATTTCTTGCTCGTAAGCATCTCTGCCGCTTACAAACATATTGCCACGAACTTCCGAGCCGTCACGGCGTATTTGGAATTCCTTTGTGTATATCATCTTAGGCACTACCAAGCTGCCGTTCTCAAAATAGCAGTTGTTTTTAACGATTGAATCAGTGCCGTTTATATACATACGTGATTTGCCGTTTTTCTCCCAAAGTTTAGCTTTAGGGAATGCTCTTAAAATTTGCTCGTTTGTGAATTGTGTCATTTTTAAATTCTCCTGTTTTTGAATTTCTAAGAAGTTATGCACCTCTTGGAACTAAGTATACATACATACATACATATAGTCAAGAGTAAAAACGCAATATTTTATAAAAAAATGAAAAAATGTTGATTCTTTTTGAAAATCATGTGGTTATATCTAGATATAACCAGACACAATCTTGCCTAGTATGCTGATATGGTATATATTATATATATATACGGGAGGGAGAGAGATGCGACCGACAAGTTACAAGCCAGAATTCTGCGAGGTAGTCGTTCGAGCCGGTAAGAGGGGCAAGTCTAAGACCGGCATGGCGGCGGAGATAGGGGTCTCAAAGGACACGTTATACCGCTGGGTCAAGGAATTCCCTGAATTCTCTGACGCCGTAAGCCTTGCGGTAACATTTTCGCAACAATGGTGGGAGGATTGCGGGCAGGACAATCTGAACGCCGACAAGTTCCAAGCCACTGTTTATAACCGACAAATACGCAATCGGTTCAGAGAAGACCATGGCGATGTAGCTGAGGTTGTGACACGCCAAAGTGGCGTTATATCGAGCGAGCCGCTCACCGCAGAGCAGTGGGAGGAGATGTATTCTGCAGATAATGATTAGTCGCACAAATAGTACAAAAGTGCCAAAAAACACGGGTTTAGACTTAAAGTTTGTAACAATATAGTGAATTATGAGTGAAGTGGTATGGCAACCGCAGTCGGGTAGGCAGAAGGCCTTAGTTGATTGCCCCGTTTATGAGGTATTCTACGGCGGCGCGAGGGGCGGAGGGAAGACAGACGGCGTACTGGGCAAGATGGGTATTAAGGCCGTTAAGCACGGCGAGGCGTTTAATTGCGTGTTTTTCCGTAAAGAGATTCCAATGCTAGACGATGCTATTCGGCGTTCGTTACAAATATACGGCAGTATTGGGGGGCAGTGGATTGGCTACAAGAAGACGTGGCAATTCGAAGGGGGCGGCACTCTAAGATTCCGTCCGCTTGAAAATGATGCGGACTCGGAGAAGTATCAGGGTCAGAATCTATCGGACGTTTGTATCGAGGAGGTCGGCACTTATGCTGATTACTCACCTATAGCGAAGCTGCACGGTGCTATACGTTCGGGCGGTGGCGGTATTGTCACGCAGATGCACATGACAGGCAATCCCGGCGGTGCAGGTCAAGGTTGGCTGAGGGAGAGGTTCGTAGACCCCTGTCCCTCAGGATTCAAGATTATAAGTGAGGAATTCCCAAACGGTCAAGTTAAGCAACGAGTGTTTATACCAGCCCTGGTTACTGATAATCGGATTCTAATGAGAAACGACCCTAATTATGTAACGAATTTGTACATGGTTGGCTCGGAAGCCTTGGTTAGGGCTTGGTTAGAGGGCGACTGGAATGCTGTTGAAGGTGCGTACTTCGACAAGTTCAACTCGCAACGGCACGTTATACGACCGTTCGCAATTCCCGAGCATTGGTACAGGATTCGAGCGTTCGATTGGGGGTACTCCGCCCCATTTTGTACATTATGGATTGCAGTGGCTGATGGTAGTATGGTTAGTTATGACGGGCAGCAAGTGAGATTCCCGAAGGGTGCGTTAATAGTGTATCGGGAGTATTACGGTTCAGATAAGGCAAATGTTGGTTTGCGTATGGAAAACAAGGATATTGCCAAGGGTATACTTGAGCTAGAATCGCAAGAAAAGATTGATGATATGGTTGCAGACCCCGCCATATTCGCCCATCAAGGCGGTACGTCTATTGCAGAACAGATGTCTGATAATGGGGTATATTTCCGACCCGCCGATAACAAAAGAGTTCCGGGCTGGCAGCAAGTGCGGCAGCGATTGTGTGGTGACAATGGCGTGCCGATGTTGTATATCTTTAGCAATTGCAGTGCTTTGTTGAGAACTTTACCGAGCATGCAGCATGACAAGAAGGTGCCGGAAGATTTAGACACAACGTCGGAAGACCATGCGGTTGATACTTTGCGTTACGGTTGTATGGCTAGACCTTACGCAAGGAAATTAATTCTGCCGCCGAAGGAGTGGGACGCAAGAATACACGTAAGTGATATGGTTAAGCAATTGAGAAAGATGGACAATAATAGGAGCTTTAAATGACGGGAATAGAAACGGAGCAGGATATTGTCAAGGGTGCCGGGGGACATGGAAAATGGCAACTTTGGAACTTGGAACTTGAATCAGCAAAGTTGTACCGCGAGAGTTGGCTGAAAGAGGTAGATGAGTATTATCGGATATATGAATCACAGACGGAGGATATAGCTAGCTTGTGTGATGACCGTTACCCGATTATGTGGGCAAATATTCAAACGTTAAAGCCGCTAATCTATTCTAACTTACCGCTGGCAGACATACGCAAGAGGTACAGTAACAAAGATGCTATTGCGAGGTTATCGGGTGTGTTGCTCGAGAAGGCTGTAAACTATTTCTTGGAGATGGCGGGGGCTAATAAGAAGTTGGCAAAGACTCGTGATGACGGATTGATAACGGGGCTTGGTGAGCTGAAAGTTCGCTATGAGGCTGATATTGTTAAGCTGGGAGATGACGAGGGAGAGGAAGGTGACCCGGACGAGGAAGTAGCCGACAAGCGGATTGAACTAGATTTTTTTAGCTATGACGACGTTTTATGCGGCATCGCAAAAGATGAAGATATGATACCGTGGAAGGCGTATAGGCACAGACCTACACGTGATGAACTTGTCGAGATGTTCGGCGACAAGGGGAAGGAGGTGGCACTTAATCAAAGTACCATAGATGAAGAGAAGCTTGAGCTAGATGCGGAAGGCTCGGAGGAAATATTTAAACGTGCCGAAGTTTGGGAGATATGGGATAAGCGTAATCATAAGGTTATATTCTGGAGTACGGGCTATAAGGAAGGTTTGCTGAGTGAAAAAGATGATGAGTATAATATAACGTCATTCTATCCTTCTCCCCCTTCGTTAAATATGGGACGGATAAACGGCAGAATATTACCGGTACCTCCTTACAGGATGTACAAGCCGCAAGCGGAGGAGCTAAACAGAGTTACCGAGCGTATTGAGGCTATTATCGACCAGATACGAGTAGGGGGGTTATATAATAAAGTTCTGGATTCGGAAGACGCAGAAAGTATCTTGATGCCTGACCAAGACGGAGTGTATAAGCCTACAAAATCGATTGACCCGAATTTAGATATTAATAAGTTGATATATAATAAGGATATTAAGGCGTTGGCTGATGTGTTAACGGTTCTTAGAGTTCATAAGCAGGAATTGATTGAAGAGATACGTGAGATAACGGGTATATCTGATATTGTTAGAGGTACTTCTAATGCGGTAGAAACGGCAACTGCTCAGAAGTTGAAGGGGAACTTCGCAATATCAAGAATGAGTACTCAGCAAGATGAGATGAGCCGTTTTATCCGCGACCTGATTAGAATTGTCGGTGAGATTATAGCCGAGAATTGGACGGGAGAGGAGTTGGCTAGAATTGCGGGTATGGCTATAATTGACGAAAAGGATATTAACGCACGTCTTGCTAAGTTAGTCGGTGAGCGTGACTTAAACAGCCAAGAATTGCAGCAGATGCAAAAGGTAATGGCTGAAGAGATGGAAAGGGCTATTAAACTGGAAAATGCCGTTAATCTCAAGCAATTAGAACAGGTTGAGAATTTACTTAATGATGACCGCTTGAGAAGCTATGCAATCGATATCGAGAGTGAAACCACCGCACAACTTGATAATGATAAGCAGAAAGCTCAGCGAATTGAATTTTTAAACACAATGACGGCATATATCCAAAATAATATACCGTTAGTAAGAGCCGGTATATTGCCGATGGAGGCATTTAAAGCAATGGTTAGTTTCGTATCGGCACCTTTTAAAGTCGGGCGTGAGCTTGAGGAAGCGTTTGACATGCTAGGCGAGCAATCTGATGAGCAAAAAGCAGCATCTCAGCAACCTTCAAAAGAAATGATTGATGCCATGAATGACAAGCGAAAGCTTGACATTGAGGAGGTGAAGGTAAAAGGAAATTTAGAACTAAGTGCTAAGAAGCTGGAGTTGGAGGAAGGTAGTAAAATTATTGACATGAACGAAAAGGAGAATGACAGGGAGGCGGAGTTTACGGTTAAGAAGTTAGCTGAGATTGCGAAAATGAGAAAAGAATCACAGGAGAGTATGTTATGATGTTACGCATGACCCCCGATAAAGAAAACGATTTATTTTTAAAGAAGTGTAAAAAAGAAAAGATTGAGCCGACTCCTGAATTGTTTCTGCTGTTTCAGGAGAATATAAAAATAAGGCAAGCTCAAATAGAAGCTCTCATGAAAACCGATGAATATAAGGGGTTTGAGAAGGAAAGGTTGCGGCGGCAACAAAGAACCGTATGGCAGACTATTGAGGAAGATGGAGCTATTGTATCACCTATTGATGAAAAACAGTACACAACTGTTAGAAGTTGGGAAGACCATAAGAGAGTTCATGATGTTATTGAAGTCGGTAATGAAACGGCTAACAAACGCAAAAAGAGGATTGTTAAATGATATAGTTGCTTTTAAGTGATAAAAATATTAAACTAGTGTTTAACTAATTAAAAAATAGGTTAATTATGGTTGATAACGTTGTGACGAAAGAGTCCAACCCAACAGGTGAAGATACTAGCTTAGACAATGCTATAAATGACTTATATAATTCTAACGGCGGCAATGAAGAGCGGTTAAAGGAAGCGGAAAAGGCTTCGAAAGAATCTGTTGAAGAAGAAGCAGAAGAAAATGAGGCAGGTGATTCTGAAGATGAAAATACAGAATCGGTTGATACAGAAGATTCAGAAGATGCGGAAGATGGTGAGGCAGAAGAGTTTAAACTACCTGAGAATATGCCTAAGGGGTTACGAGAAAAATTAGAAAGCTTAGATGAAGAGGTGCAAAAGGCAAGCACTGAAATATTTAAGCAGATGCACAAGAATTACACTAAAAAGAATCAGGATCTTTCCAAGCAGAGTTTTCTAGCTGAAAGTATCGATGAGGCTTTCAAAAAGAGCGGGTTTAATGTCGACAACGTTAAGAAAAAGGCTACAATAATTTCTAACTATGTTGCATTTGATAAAATGCTTGCTACAGACCCTGTTAAGGCTGTAAAGCTATTAGCAGACAGACACAATATTAAGCCTGAGCAATTAGGCTATAGTCCTATTAAGACCGACAACGGCAGTAGTGACCTTGACGATGATTTATTAACAGATAGTGAGAAACTTCTGAAACAACAATTAGAAGCAACTAACCAAGAGCTTAATAAGTTAAAACAGAATTTCTATAGTAAAGAAAATCAAGAGCAGCTTACTGCTGTCCGAAAATTTGCAGAGCAGACGAACGATAACGGCGAATTGTTACATCCTCATTTTGACAAAGTCAAAGAAGATATGATGGATTTAGCGGATGTTAATCCGAATATGACAATCGACCAATTGTATAAAAAAGCGGTTCGCATGAATGATGAGCTATATGAGGAAACTTTAAAAAGTGAAAGGCAGCGCATTATTGATGAGAGCAAAAAAAAGAAAGAGGAACGCTTAAAGAAGGCTAAGGCTATGAGTTCACAAAGTTTAAAACAAAGTGGAACTCGAACAACGGAGTCCTTAGACACGGATGCTATGCTAGAAAAAATTGCTATAGAGTCAGGTTTTAATTAGACGGTTAGATGTTTCTTATAAAAAAGGAACATAAAAAATGAGTAACCCTAATGTATCGCAGTTGCTATCGACAACTGCCGAAAATCAACTTGCTAAGGTGGTTGATAACATAGCCGAAAATAACATTATTTTCATGAAATTAAAAGAGCGTGGGCGTATCTTGAAGCAATCAGGTGGTACTACGTTTCGTGAGACATTGTCTTATGCTGAAAACACAACGGTTCAAGCACAAGGGCAATATGATACTTACGACACCACACCTCAAGATGTAATCACAAGTGCGGACTTTGACCAAAAGATTGTCACCGGAACTATTACCATGACAGACTTGGAAGCGGCACAAAACAAAGGCAAAGAGCAAATTATACCTTTAATGAAATCTAAAATGGAGGTTTTAAAAACTTCATTTGATAATAAGTTCGGTGATTATTCTTACTCGGACGGAACGGGCGAAGGTGGTAATGAGTTTGGCGGTTTACAGTTGCTTGTAGCTGATGACCCGACAACCGGAACTGTTGGCGGTATCAATCGTGCTAACTATTCTTTTTGGAGAAATCAGCTTTACGATTTTTCGGTTGAATCTGTTACTCCAAGTTCAACAACCATTCAAAGTTCAATGAACGCATTGTATAGGCGTTGCCAA